ATCTTGTCTTTTGTTGAATCTTATTTGTTTATCGGTAGTAAGTAAAAAGTCAATGTCTTCCAAATAAGTTTTAGTCATCGAATACTGCAAAAGATTTACAGAATTAAAATAATACAAATCATTTAAAAATAATTGATACTTGATACTAAACATTCCTCCAGAAATTGAACTGGTATCAAACTTAAATATTTTCTCAATTCCTACAACAGATTCTGGAACTTGAATATAATTTGAATTTTCGTAAAAATTAAATGTAGTTGCAGTTCCAACTATAGTTGAGGTTCCAGTAGTTGTTACAATTCCAACCCCATCAGTTCCACTTGCCTTACCTCTATCAATATCATCTTGAGAGATTTTATATTTTAGATACATTCTTTCAACTCCGTCAAAATGACGCTCATTAAAATATTGAATAGTATCGTCAAGCAGATCATCAATCTGTTCATCTGCTACATTAATTTCTAGTACAGGAGCTCCAAGTTGTCTTAAACAATAATCAATTAATCCTTGTTTTGTATTAGGTTTAGACACTAGTATTCTCCTCCATCAATAGTGCTTGTCCATACAGGAGTTCCTATTCCTGCAATTTCTAGTGTTGTTAATATATAGTTACTTGTAGAAACTGCAGATTCTGTACTAAGACCGCTAACAAGTTTTCCACTATTATCAAAATATGCAACTCCATTAGGAGAATAAAAATTTCCAGTATCATAAAACAGTGATTGTTTTGCAAATAAACTGGAACCAATAGACAAATTCTTGGCAATTCCAACTCCACCATCAATTTGAAGTGCCCCAGTATCAACATTACCTAAAATATTATCGGTAGTATTTACAAATGAAGTAATTCCAACTACTGATAAACTGGAACCAATAGACAAATTCTTGGCAATTCCAACTCCACCATCAATTTGAAGTGCCCCAGTATCAACATTACCTAAAATATTATCGGTGGTATTAGTATAAAAGGTAGTACCACCAATACTTAAAGAACTTGAATCAATGACACTTGTCATTATAAATGTCTGAGTTGGAAGATCCCAAACAAGGATCATTCCATCAATAGTTTTAAGATTACTATTTACATCAGTTAAATTAATTAATGTTGATGGTGGAGCAGAGGCATTGGATAAAACACGAACTACATTCTGACTTCCAACCCTGGCCTTTATATTTGGCATTATCTAGTTACTCCCGGTCTTACTAGTGCAGTTCCTTCTATCAATTTGAGAACATTATTACCAACAATCCCTTTAATATCATAAACATATCTACCCTCCTTTAAGTTTGTCGTAGTTGTAGAAGCCATAGATATTACAACTTCTCCCTTTGTAGCATCTGCTACTAAAGCAACAAAATCAACATGATTTGATGTAGAATATGTTTTTCTAAGTTGAGCTTGTATGGTGTAATTAGACAAATCTAAAAGATTGGTTGTAACAGTGTCTTCCAACACAAATGTAGAATTAAAATCATATCCCTGCTCAATTACTATATTTGATACAAATACCGCCATTATTCAGATGAGCATACTTTCCTTTAGATATTTATATTAATCGGATAAAGTAGTCTTATTTATTTAAAAACTCTTTGAGTAAAGACTTAATCTCCTCAATATCTTTTTTCATGTTGTCCAATTCCTCTTTTTGGTTTTTTTGAGACTCTATTTTTTTTAATCTCTGGTTATAACCAATAGTGTCGTAATTTATTATTGCTCCGGTATCCTCATCTCGATAAAGATGAGGATTATCTTTAACTTTAGTTAATCTTGTCATTTCAGTGCTAGAGTTCTGAGATCTTTAATTATTGGATAGTTTGCTTGATCTGTTGATGACATCACTATCTTAATTGCATATCCACTAAAGTCTTCCAAATCATTTGCAGTAAATTCATATTCTAAATATTGATTCTTTTCACTTGCGGGAACTTTAATATCAGGTCTTCCATCATTAAGTGAGGGGTCAACAACTTTTAAAGAACCGTTAGATGATGATTCTAAATTACTGAAACCTGGGAATAATTCAAATCTTTGCCCTACATCTATCGAATTTTCTCTAACTAAAGTATAAAGAACTCTTATATCTGCAACCTCAGGTCTATATACCGTTAATATAACTTTCAAGGAAGATGCTGGTTGGGCAAGTTTTATCACATTTGAGACATAAACTGCTTCATGTGGATCATTAGATATTGAATTTACTCTAGAATCTTGAATATAATTTGTTATCGGACGATTAATGTTATCAGAAATAAATTCTACTGTTGAACTATCAACAAATATCATTGGAGAAAGATTTTCATCAGTTGTATTTAATGTTACTGTAGAATTGAATGATCTATTTCCCGATACGTTAGAGAATTGAGATTGATTTAATTCATTTACCCTAGAACAAACTATACCAACAGAATTTAAATGATTAACCTGATTTGGGATTACTGATTCGAGAGTATTTGCAAGAGTAAATGAAACTTCATTTCCATCAATACTAGTTCCTGATGTGGTTCTAATATTTGAAGATGTAGATGTTTGTCTTCCAGGAGATAAAATATCAAATCTTGGATTAATCCTATTAAACATTATATTTTCGGAAGCTTTAATTTGATCTCCTCCACCAATCAATTCCGATGCAAAAGATAATTGAGGATATGTTCCATCGGTAGCTCTGTTAAGACCTATCGATTTTCCTTCCTCAGTAGATGTTGCACCTCTATCAACTTCAACATAATATGAGTTGCTAGTAATATCAGTATCAGAAATGTCATAAGTTACATCATTTATTCTTCTTAAAGAAATTCCGTTAAGTTCGTATTTTGTTACTTTATCTCCGATTGAATGATTCTCGATAATTCCTTCCACTGCTCTTGAAATGATAGTTAATTGATTGTTGGTAGCAGAACTATATCCAACAATTTCGTCACCAATTTTAGCGTATCCAATATTAGTTGAATCAACTAATTGTCCTTCAAAAGTTGTAAAGATTGTGGAGTCTTCAATGTTAATTACTCCTCCAGCAACTGTTGTAGAAGGAAGATCAGCACTTAATACTGTAGGTGCTGTATCAGAAGAAATGTCATTTAACACTAACTTATTATTGTTGGCATACATTCCATGATTAAAATGTTTAACTTGTAGATAATTTCCAGAGAAAATACCTCCAACATCAGTTGAACTTAGGACATCAGTATTTCCAAGAGAAACTGTGGTACTATCTGTATCAAAGTAGACTAAATCTCCAGTTGGAATTGAACCCTGAACATTACTGAGGAATAATTTATCAATATTACCACTAGCAGTAACGGAAATAACTGCATCTCTACCTGTCTGATTACTGGTATTCGTGAGTGCAACAATATCACCACTATTATATCCAGTTCCTGCAGAAACAACGGATATTCCAGTAATAGTACCAGAAGAATCAACACCAGAAACATTAAGAGTTAATCCACTACCACTACCAAATACATTGGTTGTAGATCTTGTTCCTGTTGTATAGTTCAAACCACCATTAGTGGTTGTAATTGCGGAAACACTACTTCCTGTTGAAACAATATGTCCAAATCCAGATCCTGTTCCTTTAATTTTTCTACCCTCTGTTAAAATACCAACTAGAGAACTACTAGAAGGTATCGTTGTAATACCAAGAGTTACTTTTTTTGGTAATACGGTAATTGCATTATCTTGAAGTGTTGGAATGTATCCATTGCTACTATCGAGAGGAGGATTTCCAAAATGTACAATTCCAGTATTCGAAGTGAATTTTGCTTTGTATAATTTAAATTTAAGATCAGATTCTTGCGCTGGAGTCCATATTGACCCATTTTGAGACTTGAATAGACTTCCAATTGCAAATTGTTTAGAATATTTTATAGACTCTGTATTTGGAAGATTTTGTGTTTCAACAGTTTTTTCGCCCATTTTTGCAGTCCAAACCTCATATTGGTCTGAATTTGGTGCAAGTAAAACAATTGCATATTCTTGTCCTGGGGGTAAGAATATTGGATAATCGAATGTAACTCTAGTTGCTGTTGTGCCATCTGTTGAAGTTGCAATTTCACTTGGTATCAGAGTTTTGGATTCTCCTACAAGATCTAAGGTTGGTATTCCCAGTTCCATAGTTCTTATTTCAACAGTGAGTGGTTCTTCTCCCTGAGGTTTTGATGCAAAGAATAAATCTAATTCGGTTAAAAATACACCATTATCATCATCACTATCACCATTAAAGTCTGGCGCATCAATTTCTCTACCGACTGTAAAAGATTGAGCTAATGGATCTACTCTACGTGCTCTTGTATTTCTCCTAGTTATAACTGTAGTTATAGTGGAAGTTATTCTTGTAGTATTTGTAGTTACCTGTTGGAATGTTCTTGATGTTCCATTTGCCGTATAAGTAGCATCTCCGGCAGAAATGAGTGTACTGCCAGGTAGTTGTTTTTCATTTGAAGAACTGCTACTTAACCTGTAAGTTTTTCTACCAGTAAGAATTCTTGGATTAGGTGCAGGACTTACATGTGGATTTTTAATAAAGAATGATCCAAATAAAGTTCCGTTTGTATCAGCAATCAGTCTAAGATCTTTAACATATGCAATTGCACCACTAGTTTGTCCTACTATTTTTGCACCCTTTTCAATATATCCATTGAAATCCCCTTGATCCTCAGCAGATAATGAATTTAAATCAATGTTAATAGTTTTGGATGATTGACTATAGTCTGCGGGTATATTTTCCGAAGGTGTATATGGATTAGTAGAATATGTAATTGTTGGTGAATTGAACTTTCCAATTTTATGATTTGATGCCGCTAATCTAAATGCACCTATTTTATTTCCTTCACTATTATAAACTCTTATTGTTTCTCCCGTTTGGAATGAATTATTGGAAGAACCTATATTCTGTAAAGTGGTAGAATTTGCAATTTCAATAAGTTTTGGTATAAAGTTTACATTACTATGATTATCTAAGAATTGATAATGTCTTTCTAAAGGTCTAAAAAGAGTTCCAAAGAAGGATACATTTCTAGAACGAATATATTTTTCTACACCTGAGGAAACAAAAATAGTTCTAGTGCTAGAAGTAGTATTTCTTTCGATTCTGGTTGTAGATGTTCTTGATAATATTTCTGCTTCTGTTGCAAATGAATCAAATTCATCTGGATTTAAGTCTATAACTCTATCCTCAGCAAAAACATTTTCTTCTTCATTAATTGTTCTCTTTACTGTTTTTTCTTCTACACGAGGTGGAAGATTGATAGTTCTTACCCAAGTATCAGTATTGGGAGAAAGATTTATCAGTCCAGTATATTCTACAATATGGAATGGATTTACATTTTCAACTCTAGTTGCAAAAGATTGATTTAACCAATCAACGGAATCATATTTCAAAGTAACAGCATTTCCAGTCTTTTGAACATTTGAATCTAATAAATCATAATTCTGAGATAAATCTAATTCATTCTCTGGAATTTCAACCGCAGGAACTAATCTTTGCTGCAGAGAATTTCTGATAGTAAAAGGTCTAAGTTGTCCACCTATGATATTTGCAGTCGTCAAATTATTGTTAGACAAAGATCTATCATTAAAGTTATCTACGAATATTCCACTTTTAAATCTATCATTTCCTTCAGAATCTTCAATCTTTAAAGTTTTTGTATTAACTTCAAGTAAACTTAGGGAAGTAACTTTTTCTAAGTTTTCAAGTCTATCCTCAAGATTTCCAATATCTCTCATTGTATATCTTCTATTATCTAATGTTCTAATAGAAACATCATCTGAACTATAAAGATATGCAGGAAGATTGATCTGTGCTAATTCCATTAAAGAACCATCATCATTAGATGGTGGCACTGGTTCTACAGAAGAAACTCCGTTTCTCACAAGAACATTGCCAAATTTATCAAGATATACTTTATCGATTCTTGGTAGATAAAAATCGTACCCGAGTAATGATCCCTCTCCAGGTTTTAGTGTTAATTTTGGATCATTAGTAAAGATTCTTGAACTAAAATCAAAGGGAGATCTAGTTGTTGCTGGATTAAATGTTGGTACTCTGGGTCTGAAGTCCAAAGTATCAGAAGCTCTAATACCTTTAGAACCTATATTGGGAATATTATTTGAGAATCTGTCTGCATCATAACTGAGAACAGTAAAGACATCTCCATCATCTGATGCTGAAATTGTATAGTGATCATACACAATTAAAAGTCTTCTTTCAGGAATTTGAGTTCCAACTCTGACTAATCTGGAGTAATCATAATATTGATCTCTTTGACCTTTATCCAGATTAAAATCATTTGTAATATTTTTATATTTTCCTAAAGTTATTGATTCTAATGTTGAAATTATATTAGACTCTTTGAATACTACATTTTCTCCGGGATTAAATTTTTGATCATTCAAATAAACTATTCCTAATTGATTTGAACTGACATATGATTTTCCGGAAGAACTATTTAAAACAATTCTTGCCAGAGCACCAGTATCAGATCCAATAATATCTTCACCGATAATTGCATCAGTGTCTACCTGAGATATTGATGATAATTTAAGTACATCTAATTGTGGATCACCCGTATTTGTAGACTCATATACTGCAAGAACTTCGGATACGTCTGGTACATTTAAAGAAATTTGATCATCTTGAACTCTTAATCCATAATATTCATTATACGTTAATCCATCATTGATAGAATCACTAGTTGCTGCACCAGACTGAACAAGTTTGGAAAGATTTACAATATTTAAAGCACTTCTTGTATATTCTTTAATCTTACTTTGAATACCATTCTTTACGAGAGTTGTATTTACAACGGCATTACTGCCATTATCCAATCCTGCAATAGTTACATTGTTTCCACTTAAAGTGAAGGTATCTGATGTTATTGTTCCAATTCCTCCACCAGTGTAGTGTACAGAATATCTTTCTTGATCAAATGTTTCGAATGATGCACTAGTAATTCCAGTTACATCAGATAAGTC